TGAAAGGTTTAATAATAATTTTCTTTACATGCTCAATTTCAGTAGTAGTAATTTCATATCCGCTAAGTGGTTTTGCTGAGAAGATAACCTTTCCATATACTTGTGGTGTGTTATCTTCACCACCCCAAACGTTAACGGCATCAAAATACGGATAATCGCGATTGATGAGTGCGATATAATCGTTCTTTGTAACTGCGCGATTTTGAGAAATATATGCCTTTGGTGCTGTAAAACGAATCTTATCAATTGTTTCGGCAGCAGCACCAGAGGAAGATTCATTTACTAAAGTTACTGCAGTTGATGTGTTTCCTGCTAGTATTGTATCTAAAAGTTTAAAACTTCTTAATCCATTTGCATTAACACCGCTGGTAACAATGTATGATAAAACCACAATATTTCCATCAGTAAGTTGTTTTCCAATTACACCATCACCGAAATAGATTTGATACTTGCCGTTTTTATTTTCTTCAAGATAAAAAACTCGAGCGTCACTGTCAACATTTGTTGCGTCTTCAGAAAGAATGTATGTTTCTTGGTTTGCATTTTCTGCGGAAACTTGAACCGAGACTTGTAGTGTAGATGTATCGATATTTGAATCAGGAATTTCGAAGTATTGTTTTGGATTCGTTTGAGCATCGTAGGTAAACGTGAATCCAGTTGGTTGACCTTCTTTCAATTCTAAATTCTCAACTTCGAATATTCCTGTTGAAGAATTTTTAGTTGCAACTCTACTTGATGGTGTCACAAAAACATAGTTTGCTCCATCTTTTGTTTCTGAGACAAAGCGAGTAAAACGAGGAATCAAAACTCTAGAGTTTGAATCATTTGCAACTGGAGTAATCAATAGGTCAACTGCAGCTCGAGCAGCGACGCGAGAACGTGGAGTATATCCGAGAAGTTTTGCGTGAGAAACGACTGACTGACGAGTAAGAGCAGTATCGATGAACATCTCATTGGCGACCATATTTAAATAGTAGCCCATGTAATGTGTGTTATATGAAAGAAGATCTAAAAGCACTGACATGCCAGATCCTTCAAAGTTGTAATCGCTAAACTCTGATTGCGACTTTAAATATTGCTTTAGATTATCTCTAATTGTGTCAAAGTCGAGTTCTGCAACTTTGAGTTTTGCATCTGAATTTGCCATTTAGCGTACTCTTTCTAAGAAGAATGTAATTGTAAGGGGTTCTGTTGAATTCCTAATGAAGAAGGATATAGTAATATCATAACGGTTTTCTTCATAATTTGGCGATGCAATAACCTCTTGTATTTCTACTCTTGGCTCATAATTCTTTAACGTAAGAAAAATTGCATCTTGAATGAGAGATGTTGTAACGTTATCGATCGGCTCAAATAAAAATTTTCTTAAATTTGATCCGAGATCTGGTTTAAACGGTCTCTCATAGTGAGCTGTGAGAAGTAGATTGCGAATTGATTGTGCAATTGCATTCTCATTTAATTTTTTTGTAATATCTTTCGTAACTGGATGCGCTACGAAATCTAAATCAAAATCAGAAAATTTACTGGCAATTAGGCTCATTCTTGTGTTGCACTATCTATCGCTGTTGTTAGAGAATCTACAATTTCGCTTTTACCGACACGATTAAACAATGTGTATGTTACACTCTCAGTATCGGAGAATTGCGATGCAAGCCCAACTGCGGAGGTAGCATAATCTACCATACTCACAGAGTTTGCAAAGTTACCCTCGTCTGTAACTCGAATATCATCAAGTGTTGCTTGTTGATTATTTAGTAGTGTCACCGTATCGGTTACGATCTGATCTATCTGCGCAGCATCTGCAATAGGATCTAATTTCTTAATTAAATCTAATTTTTCCATCACAGTGTTTTGCAGATTATCACGAACGCGCTCCAATTTATTATCGGAAAATAGAGCAGAGGCGGTCGACTCTAAGAACTCATTAGAGGTTTTAGCCCCAAGACTTTTAAGTGTGTTTCCTGTATCCATTAACTTCTTTAGATCTGGAACTGAGTCACTTAATGAATTTGTAATCCCAGAGAGTCTGTTAGTATGATCCTCAAAACTTGTTAAAGAGGACTGAACGCTGTTTAAAGCAGTCGTGAGAGAGGATAATTGTCCACCAGAAAGAGCAGCAGTAAGAGCTCCGCCACCAAGTTCAGAAGCGATTCCTGTTAATTTATCTCCAATAGCGCTTTGGATTGCTCCCATTGGATTCTCTACGAGATTAGAAAGTTGCCCTGCTGCACCTTGAATTTGACTAATCACGCCACCAAGCTGTCCACCTAATGCGCCGAGCCCACCACCCTGTCTTATAGCAACAGGAAGCCCACCAACAGTAACTGTTGGAACCTGCTGCAAAAACGATCCACCCATATGAAGGCGGTCCATTACGGTAGATTTAAGTTCTGAAATGATATATGCTTCTGCTTTTGTTACAAAACCCATTACCCTTCTCCAGTCTCATCTGTATAGGTCTCAGTTTTCGGATAAACTCTTTTTGCGAGTTTGCGTTCAATTGCACTCACAGCTGTAGCTGCGATTGCATTTTGTATGTCAGAATCAGGATTGAAATCGATATTTCGGTTAATTGCTTCTGTTGCAACCTGATCAATCTTATTTAAGAGTGTATTCTTGAGATCTTCCTTCAAACTTAAAATTGATCCTTTGCTATCATTAATCATTCCTTCGAATGAGAAAGTCTTATCTGCTAACTCGCCCAATGGAATGTTTGATGCAAAATCTTTCAGCAAATCATCTGCAACGTTCTTAACTTCTGTAAATACATTTGATACAGTTGAGGTTACGCCCTCAAGAATCTTACCAATCTTAGATCCCTCAGAAACTGTAATCTTTTTCGAAGTTACAGCGACTTCTTCTAGACTCTCGGAGGCAACTCCACCAGAGGCAACATTTGCCGCTGAGTTTGCAGCCTCACTCATTTCTTCTGCAGATGGTGTTGAACCACCACCCTTTAATCCAGTTCCAGAAGCACTTGATGCTGAGCCAGATTGTAACCCAATCTTGCCTGCAGGAATGTCAACAGTTGCGCCAGCCAATGCAGCAGTTGCTCCTTTGAGCGAGAGTTTACCACCAGAGGTGAAGTTACCTGCACCGCCAGCCTTTAGATCCATTCCGCTTGTAGATTCAATCTTAACAGAGCGACCTTTAATTCTTACGTCTCCATCAGCAGCCATATTAATTGCTTTTGCTTCAATATTGATCGTTGATGTTTTCATATTAAAATCGCCATCAACTGTAATCACAGCCTTACCTTTAATGTAAATGTAATCACTACCCATAATTACAGTATAATTATCTTTTTGAACTCGATCAACGCGATTACCTGCACTATCAATTTCAATAAATGATCCATTTCGATGAGCCCAGTGTATGCGTTCTTTTCCTGGCGTATCATCAAATTCAAATGCATGTCCAGATTCGGTTTCTAATGCATTGTTATATGGATACTTTGTTGCATAGGCTGGAGCTGGCTCACTCCAGGAAACACCGCCTGCAGACTTTACACCTTTCTTGAGATTCTTTTTTCTTGTTTCAATAATTGTGCTGTCTGCTTTGCCGCGAGCAAGACGGTTCGTTGTTGCTTCTTTTAAATACTTGGACTTTGGATAGGCTTCAGCACTATCATCTGGTCGTTTCGGTGCATCGCCAAAACTCTTTCGTGGATCAGCGAATCCATCTTCATATCTTGGTTTCTTTTCTGGCTTACCTGGAAGAACACCCATAATTACAGGATTCTGTGCATTATCACCATCCATAAAGAAACCAAACACCATATCGCCTTCTTTTGGAGTATAGACGGCTGGATGGTTTACTGGAGTAATTGGGTGCGCCCACGGAAGAACATCGGTTGGAATCTTTTTCTTATCTTCAGTATGCCAACCAAAACAACGAACACGAACACGACCGAGTTGTTCAGGATCCTGTCGATCTTCCACAACACCTATCCACCAAACAAACCCCTCAAGACCAATAAAATTTTTGCGAGCCTTCATGAGAATTTACTCGTGACTTTTTCAAGTCCATCTTTTGCAGCAGGGAGTTGTTTTGAGAATGAGTCAGAAACTAGTTCTACAATACTTTCGAAATCACCCTTGTCGCCATTGGTAAATTTATGGCAAATAGCAGAGACAAGATAATTTCCTGTGCGATACTCATCTGGTGTTTTACCCTTTGCATCTGCACCCTC